CGTATTTTCTGTCGCTACATCGTAAAGAATGGTAAGAGAATCTATCCTAAGACCTCTCGTTACTTCTCTTTCTTGGTGATCGCCTCATGAAGCGAATTATACACCCGGGCGAATATTTTTCTTTGCTCTTTGTCTTTTAATGAGTCCGCAAACTTGTGCATGACCATCTTCTTCTTGTTATCCCAGATTATCCGTGCCTTATCCACGCCGTCAACAAACAATATATGCGGATATTTACCCCATTGTATCAATATGCCATTATCGATAAGATCTGTGATCTCCTTTGGCATTAGCTCTTTACTACGGGCCATGCCTATGAGCTTACCTTCCTCTCGCTCTATGGCCGACTTTGTTTTCTCTATCTCCTTTTGGAGATTGGATATAGCGTTGTTCTGCCTGTCCCATCTTCGCATAGTGGCCGGGCCGTTCCTCTTATCGTTAAGAGGTTGCCCGTTAGCGGAGGATACATCCTCGAAGTGGTCGTTGATCTTTTTGTTGAATTTATCCTCTTTCTTTTTAAGAGAGGATTTTAGTATCTCTAGTCTACTCATATTTATCCTCCTTCAATTCTAAAAATATTACATCTTGATTGTCTTCTCTTTGGAGATCCAAACAAGCCATATTTGCGCATTCTTCTTTCTTTCTGTTGAAGAAATAGCAGTCAATACAAAGACCCTCGCAAACCTTTAGATTAACCTTCCCTTGACGGAACGTCTCGCCTATAGCGTATTCTTTAGCCACATTTACCCCTCCTGTATTATGACATCCCCATCCTTATCCGTGAACACGTCCACTAAATCGTAGTAATATTGATCGTCGGACGTGCGGATCATTACCTCCGCTTCCGAGTCTTGCTCTTGGAGAAGAGCGATTAGTTCTTTATTTCTCATAATTTTCTCCTGTTGATTTAAGGGGGTACCCCTTGGACGGAATACCCCGGGTAAGTATTAGTTCTGCTCTGCGAGTTTCTTGAACTCCCCAAGCAACATATAGATCGTGGCGATATCGTCCTTGAAACGATCCACCGTTTCCTCGTTGATGCACCATGAGTAATTGAATACAAGGTCTGTCAATTGTTCGCACATTTCCGATGGATTGATAACCTTGTTAATGAACTCGTTGAAGGACGTGAAATCGTATTCTTTAGCCTGCATAGTTCAACTCCTCCATCTTTGAAAATCCCAATACTAACATAAGAGAATCGAATTTGTCCACATACCACTCCGGTTGAGTTTCCTTAGGGTTGTTCTTGTTTATCTGATTCTCTCCGTATTCGAGTCCTTTCTTGGATATTGAGTTGAAATATTTGATCTTGCCTTTAGATGATTTACGTGATATACGTTCGATATATCCTAGCTCCATCGCCCCGGAACAGGCATCCCCTGCATACGACCGCTTTCCCTTGGTATATTGCCTCGAAGCGCTTGACTTGCACCCTGTTTGTCCCGACTTGGATAACAAAGCCGGTAGGGGTGTTTCTCAATCTCTCTGTTATTTCCATGTTACTCTATATCAGTTTTCTTTACCATTAACGGGTATGTTTGAATCATCTTTTTGAATATTCTCGGAAAAAGCCTTGGCTAATGTTAAATATTCCGGACAGGGCACGGCCTTGCGCCCCCATTCTTCCCATTGCTCATCACGCTTTTTGCGCTGTATTTCCCGATCGTAGGCTTCTAGCTGTTGGCGGCGATAAACCTTGAAGTCTATCAGGGCACGGCTTATCATCATGGGGTCTACATTGCCATAAAAAACGCCAAATGATCCTCCCTTTAACATGTGGAAAAACAATAGCAATTCCGAGGCTTTCAGAAAGTAATACTCGGTCTCAATGATCCCGGCAAGCTCTATCATTTGGTTTGTATCTATCTTCCCATTTACGCCAGTGAAATCGTTAAGGTTCTCCAATTGAGCCATTATCCAAGCGGATACCTGCTTCTCTGGGTAAGCTTGCAAGAGAGTGGCTATTGAAGGTGCCTCCCCCATGAATGATCTTTCCTTGTTCTGGGCGCAAACCTTTTGCAGCGAAGGGTTGAAGGTCTTAGCGAAGCATAATCCATCACCGTAACGCTCAATCACTCTTACCGCAATCAGAGAAGGCTTCTTGGAAATATCCGGCAAGTTTTGACTTTCTATCCGTATCCCTATCTTGTTTACATGTTCCATTGCTATTTTCGTTTGATTTGATCCTCAAATTAATTTTGAGCCAAGACGCGAAGTGACTCCTTGCGTCTTTGGGAGACTTCATACCAACATCCCGGCAAGCCATATCCTTGAAGAATTCGTCCAGATAGTCTTTGAACTGAGAGGTGCTTATGTATTGCTGCATGCATACCGTCTCGATCCAAGCGATATTAGCCTCCAAAATCTTTTTACACTCATCCAAAGGTTTCTCAACCAAATCAGGGTTGAATCCGGGATGAGATGGGGTGAGAGGAGAGCCTTTAGGCTCGTTTTTCTTATTACTCTCGCTAGAGAGTAATTCTTTTTTTTTCTTTACTTTCCTTTCCTTTTCTTTTCTTGCTATATTTTTTTCGTCTTTTGCTATAGCATTGCTATCATTATCCGTAGCATTTGCTATAAATTTTGTAGCATTTGCTATTTCTGATTCTTTTTTACCCCATCGTTTAGCTAAACCAATCTTCCCTGCCTCGGATCGTTTCTTTGATTTATCGTCTTTGAATTCCATTCTTTTCTTGAAGCTTTCGGAGTAGAAGTACTTACCGTCCTCGGTAAAGACAAATAACCCGAAATCCTCAATGACGGACTTTATTAAGGATGCGTCCTCACGAAGGTCAAAGGCTATCATGTTATAATCTTTGACACTCATATAGCTTGGCTCCTCTCTAAGACGTTCTAATATCATGAAGAAAACACCATATCCGGCGGCTTTATGCCTCATTCGTAAACGAATCAGCTTATCTGAGTTTCTGGCATTACTGTCGTGGGGAAAATAGCTCGTTAACTCTTTCCTTGTTTCCATATCATAAATTCATCTTTTGATTTATCTTTCTTTTGTCGATTGCATTTTCTGCAAGACGTTACAAGATTAGAAAGCTCATCTCCACCACCTTTAGAGAAAGGTACAACATGGTCTGCTTCTAACTTTCCTCCTATTTTCCCACAATATTGACAAGTGAAATTATCTCGTTTAAAGACTTTCGCTCGTAATGAATACCATTTCTTTACATTGGTATTATACATTCTCATTCTTTTAAGATAGTCATTAAGCTCATCGTCTATATCAGCTTCAAAGTTCACTCTCTCTAGAGCAGAAAACTTTATAAAACTATCTTCAAAGCCCTTTATCTTTTCTTGAATGTCTGGGCGTAGCCTTATATCTTCTTTTACTTGTTGAATGTATTTCTTAGAATGAAATAGATTCATGGCTTTAACCCATCTCGGACTTATTTCTTTTATCATTATTAGTTGATTAAAAAAACAGACAATACAATATACTCCCCGGCCTAGACCGGGGCTTTTAAAATCTTAATATGTCAATCGTATTATGCTACAGGGATGAATACAGCAGGATTGTTTTTCTTTTCGTATAGTTTGCGGAGATAGTCAATAAGAGGATCGAAGGCGGTAATGAATCCCTCGTTTATCAGATCGGCAATTTTCTTCTCCAGTTGCCACAATTCACGTTGCTTTCTTTCGTCACCGTGCTTGTTACGCAACAACTTCTCATGCCCATTGAAGATTATCCAGTTCAAAGCCTCTCCGATCTTCTTCATCGCCTTTGGCATGTAATCTTTCGGAACGATCTTCATGACAGCCGAGGACAATTCCTTGTAAGCGTCACCTGCATCGTTGCGGTAGCGTATCATTTCGTCAGACACGAATTTAAGTACGTGATATTCAAATTTTGGACTTAAATACATGGCAAATTTTATAAACAAGATTGGATGCATCCATGTCCCACCATTTTTCTTGCCTCTGCACGTCTTGGATAGCGCATTTTTTAATTCCGTAAATTCTACGGATTTAAAATCTAGCTCATTTTTAGCTATTTCAGACATTAGTTGAGTTAAATTTGTGCTTTTCCAAAAGTTATCAAGGTCTCTTGTTTTTAAATCCCCGAAATTCTGGGATTTAGTTTTAATCGATTCATTCCATTGTTTTAAAAGGTTCGTTGCGTTAAAATAACCGTCACTTGTTCGTTGGATAACATTAAACTTGCCTATCTTTCGAACCATTTCTTGGCTTGTTTTCATATCTTTATTCTTTAAATTATTTCAAAGAAAAAGGGGCAAATCCATATACTCCCAATGTGCAAGACGGAATATATAGAAATGCCCTAAAAAATATCTTTATTCGACCATTAGTCTTGCATATAATGATCGTTTAATTCTTAGCTTGTACCGTAAAGGTAATGACAATTATCAAGGTGCGCAATAGGGGGCTTATACATTTTATGTCCTTTTGTTATCAAATGTTTATAAGATGGATAAAAGTTGATTTTGCAAGCAAAACCAAATGTGTTTCGACTTTGATATCTATTTCATATCGAGTTTGATATATGATTCGATATATGAATTAGATACTTGTTTTAATGTAAGTAATTGTTACTTATATGTTTGCTTATATACTATGATTAGTATCATCGAAACGTTACGATCAATTGGTTTAGTCAACTATGTTTATCAACTTTTTTACCTACAATATTATTTGATTCATTAAATATATTTAACCAAGTAATATCCCCTATTTGATAGTCCTCTTGATCTCGTCCATCAACCTCTCCGTTATCCTTGGATTATGCGCAAATGACGGGACTTTGAGCGTTTAGAAACTTGTTCACGAAGTAAACTTGCCCTTTCCCGGTGACCTTCGGCGTGATAGTAGTATGCAGTACCCCGTTATTCCCGGATCTTACGCCTTTCTTCAACTCGAACAAGCCTTGCTCTACGTATTGCTGGTTAGGGATATTGTATCTCTCACCATGCTTTCCGAGATACCCGTTGTCACGCATCCATGCGAACAACCTTTTCTCCCCGATGGAATACCCGTTTTGAGCGATCAGCTTGGCGAGCTCACCGATCAGGCAGGAATTGTTCGCCGATTGAACGGCGTTAGTAAAAGCCACGGCGGGAGCGGCCTCAGTTACTTTCCGCTCGGCCTCGATACGCTTTTGTTGTTCCTCTTTAAGGTTTGTGGCCAATTGGATCAAGAAATCGGGTGAGGCCAAGGCTTTCTCCAGTGTATCGTTTGTCATATACGCCCCATGTTTACGGATGGAAGGGAGAACCTCTCCGCATACCCAGTCTTGGAATGGTTCGGCTTGCGGTTTGTCGGATCGCATGATTACCTTGTAGAGGTTCTTTTCGTTAATAAAAACAAGTTGTTGGATAACCTCTGCCCCGTGTTGGTTATATGTTGGGGTATCGGTTAAAACTACACCCCTCTGATCCAATCTTGATTTACAATCACTGACATTTTTTATTTCCAAAACCCGGCAAACATCCGTAAGGCAAAATAAAGGGTTCTCACTTGTCCCGGCTACTCTCACTTCACCGAAACGATCGTTCTTGAATATTTCAATTCCTTTCATAATACGTAAGGCTTAAATTTTAGACAAAAGAAATTCCAAGCAATCCTCGTGTGGATCACTTGAATGATAGTTGTTACGGAACTCACGAAACGCGTCGTAAAGCCCGTTGGAGAGGATGAAGGAATACGCCTTGTTCTTGGCGTTCTTCTCGGTTTCAAACTTTCGGTAGGATACAGTTCTCGCACTGTTAGACGTAGATGTAGAAGTTACTATACTTCGCTTCTCCTCTAATTTCAACTTCGTTGGCATTGTTGTTTGAAATTTTGAGTACAAAAAGAAAGCTGTCCGCTTCCCTATTTCGCGCCAACGAAACTACAAGTCATAAAGATGTGTAGCCAACAAGGGAAAACGAACAGCTTATATCTTTGGATATAACACAGTCGAATGGATATAAAAAATCCACACATCATCTATGTCTATGTATGTTTCGTTGGCATGAAACACTGCAAAGATACAACTCAAATTCAAAATGCCAAACAAAAAACTAATATTTATCTTTCTTATTTAAGTTATCGTTTATAGTTGTCGCAATACCGGAAGGAGTTAGCTACCCTCCCGGTGTTCAATATCTCGCACCATACGGCCAGACCCTTGTGAGGCTTGCCGTGCACGCAATCGCCACATTTCACCTTTTCTTGCTCGTCTTTCTTCTTAGCCATTTCAATCCTTTATGCCTTTCTGATCCCTCAAATCCTTTATTCGTTTCTTGTAATCTTCGATCATCAATTGGTAATCGAATGCCGAGAGTTTAGAGATAGAGTGCTTTTTCACCTCAAGCTCGTTAATTACTTTTATGCCATACTTATTTATCAAGCCCTTGGCATAACCGATGTTGTTGCCCTCGTCGAAACGGTTGCAAGACCTGCATTGAGCGTTGCAGTTTCTCTCGCTGTATCTGGTACCCATATGTGACCGGTTGACGAAATGTCCGCAATCTGCCTCTTTCCAATGCACGATCTTCCCACAGCTTATGCAACGGCAATAACCGTTGTTGTCAGCATCCCTTATTCTTATAAATACGGAGAATATACGGTCTAGTCTGTTCTTTAAAGAGGTTATGTTCTTTACTTTTCCCATGGATGTTTTCTTTTTTCGTTTATTAATAAGAATCCTGCCAAGATCACTGCTATAAGTCCGAGTATTGCGGTGATAAGGTATATGGCCATTGTCAAGTGATCTAAATCTTGTATTGTTCCCATGATTATGTGTTTGTTATTCGTGGACGGTGCCGGGATCGAACCGGCCTCTTTACGTCATGCACTCCGTAACGTTTCATCCCGGAATACTTACCGCCCGAAATCCCCGCATATCCTCACGGGCGGCGGGGATAATCATTACTAAACTAAATCTAATACCATGAAAAACACACTAATATCAATATCAAACCTCTAGCTCTTCAATTAAGAGTTGTCCACATCCCATGAACCATACTTGGGAAGCTGGTGATTTCTGGAGCAAGGCGATCTCTATTGCGGCCTCCTTGAACTTGCTCTTGTCATGCCCGGCCTTTTGCCTGATGAAGGATTGCGTTCTCGTAATGAGATCTCCGTCCCCTTCCTTGGGATCACGGGTTATGATATCCTTGCACTCTCTCATCTTATCCTCTATTGATTTAGAGGAGTCGGATAATGATTTCTCTATCTCTTTTTTATCAATGTCAACAATTCTCTTATTGACATCCGCGTTGAACGGGAACACGTCCATGATCATTGTCTCCGTGACAGAGGCGATGGTATAATCCGCCATTGTCCCATTCATGCCTTCTTCTAGCACGGTTATGGCCTCTTTTAGATTAGAGGCTTGGGCTAACATGGTAGCGGCGATTTTCTTTTCCGCTCCGCTCTTCTCGTCCAACGTGATAAAATAAACCTTGATCTTATAGAACCGGTCACCATTCTCGTTGAAGAATAATTCGGATAAACGAGCTCGTTTGATGTCTGTTACCGTGAACTCACCCGTGATGAAGGGGCGGATCTCCTCGATGATTTTTGCTTCCGCTTCCGTAAAACTTAAGCTATCAACTAAATATTCTTCTGTTACCCGTTTTTGATTGCCATTTTCTAATAATTTTTCAAATGACACTTTACATGAAAAATATGTTCTTGCCATAATTATTTATTTTTTATAAATTCCCACCTAAAACCTCCAGCTTGTCTATTTTTACCTTGACATACGCAAGATATGTTTTGACTTTTTATCCCTGTTGATTTGGCCGCTTGTGATATTGATTCAAATTCTCTTATATTATTTCCTTTATTATCAATTTGAATAACAGGTTTACCCGGCGCAAATTTCTTTTTTAAAATATCTCTTCTGTGTATCTGGTTTTCAGAAGAGTCACACCATTCTATATTTGATAGATTGTTATTGGTCTTATTTCCATCAATATGATTTACTTGATTTTTGAAAATATCACGGGGTAGGAACGATTTAGCTACTAATCTGTGAATAAGAAAACGTTTATATTTCCCATTCTTAAATAGTGTCACTGTTAGATATCCTTTACTATGCTTGCCAAGCGATAGAATTTGGGCATTTCTTTTATATCTTCCAGTCCCTTTACTTTCAAATATCCTTTCCTTAGACCTAACTCTACCCATATTAGAAACTTGATATAACCCTTCGTATCCAACTATATCTTTCCAAATTTCATCCATATTTATATCATGTATTGTGCATATTGTTAATAGTTTACGTTGTACTTCTTTCTTTCGTATTGTGGGATATACCCTTTGCAAGGGGTGTTCCCATTAAATAAGACCGACTCCGGCCTCACAGTTTCCCCCATCTTTTTTAGACGGGTCTTTCCAATGTTTTTGCCGTTGATGGCAGAGGCAATGTCTTTTAGAGCATGCCTCATTGAGGCAGTATTTAAGATCTCTCATTTTTCTTATAGGTTTCCAGCTTCTTGACTTCCTTTTTAAGGAGTCTGGCAGCATCCATGTATTTGACGCTGCCATAAGGAGCGGTAATAATAATGTTGGTATGCCTCACGATCTTATCTATAAGATAATTTGGAGGCCTGTCACTTTTTCTCATGACTAAAAATTCGAAAGGTTTCTCATGAAATCGTATTCGGATATATCACGAAGGAATACCGAGAAAAGCACGTCCTTCACACGCTCGTAGAGATCCATGAACTCGGCCTCGTCCATCTTGTCGAAGGCTATCGACTTCGGGACCTCTATCCATTCCTTACGTGATATGCTATAGGCCGTATCGCAATGCCCGGCGGCGATCTCGACGGTCTTCCGGAAACACTCCACGCTCTCCTTGAAATGCGCCGTGGTCTTCTCGTTCTGGTAAGACCATGCGCAATTTATCAAGGCGAAATACTTTTTCAGAAAGTCGTAGTTCCGTGCCAGCGTTATCTTGGCCTTGTATATCTTGCCTAGCTTGAGCTTTTTCTTCTCGTCATAGTCGGAATCATAGCATGGCCTCAATCCGCCGGCGGTGTTGAGCAAGTATAGTTCCATGATCAGAACGGCAATCCATCGTCTTCTCCAACCGATGGGGCGTTGTTGATATCCTCCGGTGAGGGGATATTGCTCTTGAACGTGGATTCCATCAAGTCACCTATGCCATAATAAACGCCTTCCTTTCGCTCCTCTTTCCTTGGGGCGCAAGACACATAATGCGTATAGGTGCGGTTGTCGAACGTGACAGGCTCTTTTTTCTCCCCGATCGAGATATTGAGGAAGATCTTCTCTCCCTTGGCCGTCATTACTTTTTTCATCAACTCCTTCGGTATGTCGCTCAAGCAGATTGAGCCGTATAAATTTGCCATATTTATTGTTTATTAAAAGTTATAGAGTAACTGGTTTTTGCCATCCTTATCGCCGGATGGATCGTGTATATCTCCCCGGTCTCGTCATCAATGACCGTGGTATTATCCGGCACCGTCTTCAGGAACGCCTCCCGTTCTTTTATCTTGGCATCGAGAAGCATCCTTTCCTCGATCAGCCTAGCGTAGACCGGGTCATTGCAATTGGAGTGGTCGTAGGATACGCCTGTCTCCTTTATCTTGACCGTGGCCCCGTTCCAAGAGCGCTCCTTTCCGTATTTCTCGATCTCGGAAAGGACGGCGTCCTTCATCCGGTCATCGTCCAGCGTCCTCTTGATGGTCTCTTGCATCGCCTTTAACTTGACGACGTGTGATACGGGATCTACCTCACCTTCCAGTACCGGGTTCAAAAGGTCTATGGATAAAGCCTCGATCTCGCTTTTCGTTAGCGGGGTCTTGCCGCTTAGCTCTAGTTCTTTGCTCATGACAGGTTATTGTTTATTTTATAGTTGTTGTATATCTCAATGAAAGAATCCATCTCAACCTTTCCTATAATGTAAGCATTGCTGATAACGCTTTCTACGGAGAATGGTTGGTTGGCCTCCTTGGCTATCTTCTCCTTATTGTATAGCCACTCCGATATGGATTTCATTGCGCTCTCATTGTTTAGATGATCTCTCGTAAGCTCTTTCTTTACTCTGGAGTTTGCCGTTTTTTTAGGCAGCTCTTTAGGCAGCTCTTTAGGCAGCTCTTTAGGCAGCTCCTTTTGGACGGTATTACCGCTCGCTATGTTAGCGTCCTCGTCATCGTCAGCCACGATGCCTAGGATGGCGCAAAAGGCGTATCTCTTGGCGTAAGTGATGGCCGATCCTATGGATTGAGCGTCCGCCGTATTGGATGGCATCCTTACCTTGGACGATATCCATTGACCGGAGGAATGAAGCAGTATGGTCCGGATAGAGTAATCATCCTCTATTAGCTGACATACTGAAAGTTCATTGTCGGCTAATGGCTGTTTCGCCGCCCTTTTGCATTCGGATAGGTCCGCGTACTTAAACTTGTACTCTCCTCCTGTTTTAGTTCTTACTTTAACCTCGGAATTGAGGCTTGGTTGCTCTAGCGATCCTTGGAACTTGGCCAACGCTATCGCTAATTTGTCAATCTCTTCTGATTTATCCATGTTATCGTGTATTTAAATTCGTCAGCCTCCGGGAGTCGAACCCGGACTAAGACCATCGGCCGCCCTTCCCTCACTACCGTGTCCCTTTCCACCGGGCCAATGATATCGTCATGGCCTACCACTTGTCTAGGATATCGGTTGCCGGTCTGGGTCGGGGTTGCACCTCGTAAGGGCAGGTTTACCAATTATAAGAATCGAACAGGAACCTAAGCTCTTCCATGCTCTCCTCATATTCCTCGTTGTCTTCCTCCCCGTCGTACTCCGGTTCGCCGTCGGGGTCTTTGATGTAGACGTCTCTCATATATCTTGATTTGTAGGCCTCCGGGAGTCGAACCCGGCCATCCCCATGTTAGGGGCGCTCTGCCGATAAGCTAAGGCCTTGAATTTATTCGATCTCGATAATCTCGAATTTTCCTTTCTTTATATATATCTTATGATTGTAGTAGTCTTTGACTATTCCATGATCGGAAACTGTGTTTATGTTCCCTGTGCAATCCTCCACATATGAGTTATCGTAAGCCTCGACCGTGGCAGAGTCGTAAGCCTCGACC